ACTTTTAATAAAGAAACCTATTTCATACCAACATTTCAAGATATAGTCCGTACTACATGGCGACATGTAGAGGTTGGCAGAAATGACCAATCCCCTGAAATTCAGGAGTAACAAAATAGATAATGGGATTTGCTGATGCACTTATCAAATTGGGTATATACTATGATAGCAAAGAGTGTCTGGAATTTATTGATGATCTTGGTATTGTGTACAAAGAAATTACTGACGCTTTATCTCCAGATTCTTTTTATCATAGGATCATCGCACCAACGGGGTCACTCAGTATCCTCGCAGACTGTAGCGCTTCAATCGAGCCGGTATTTTCAGAAGTATTTGAAAGAAATCTCACAGTTGGAAAGATCGAAGAAACTAGAGAAATTTATAAAAGCAAGTACACAAGAGTAGCCCATGAAATTGCTCCGGAATGGCATATAGATATTCAAGCACAGTGGCAGAAATGGGCTGATGGTGGCATTTCAAAGACAATCAACCTACCTGCCAATGCATCAATAGAAAACGTCAAGGAAGCCTATCTGAGGGCATATAACAAGGGATGTAAAGGTATAACTGTTTATAGGGATTTTTCGAAAGATGAACAGGTATATTATTCCAAACCTTCGTGTGAAGGAGATACCTGTTATCTGTAAAAATATCTTATGCTAAATCCATAAGATCTTGCTAAGTAGTAGGGGTTGCATTGAGGGCAGAGCGTCACTAAAACGTTTGTGCAGGGTTCCAGGCAATAAAGATCGGTAGTAACCGAGTCGTGGCGGTATATAAAAACATTGCACATCTGAGCGACCTGATAAACCCCTACTACAATACCAAAGGAGAAAGAATGGGCGCATACCCTCAGGGAAATAACAAAGAAAGAAAATTGTATCTTGATAAAAGAAGTTTGATAAATTGTAAGTTTTGTCCATATCATGGAGGAGAAAACTGGAGAAGAAAACAACGTCCCGATAAATACAAAACAAGATACAGAATAATAAGAAAGTTCAAGGAGAGAATAAATGAACTGTAATGAATGTCAACATTATGAATTGAAGAGAATGATCCTAAGAGGACCTTACTATTACGCTGGAGTAATTCCATGTATACATTGTCTTGGATTGAACTCTCAGTTTGAAAACAATTTTACAAAAGCAAACAAGAAACCAAGAATAGTTTGTGTATGATTTATTTCACATCAGATACACATTTCGGTCATGGAAATATTATCAAGTATTGTGACAGACCTTTCAAAACTCTTGAACAGATGAATGTAACAATGATTAAAAACTGGAACAGCAGAGTTAAACCTACAGATACAGTGATAATAGCGGGTGATTTTTGTTTTATTAATTCTTCCGATAGAGGAGAAGGAACACGCAATAAATGGTATTGGTATTCAGATCAGTTGAAAGGAAACAAAGTTTTCGTAATGGGAAACCATGACAGAAACAATCGCATTAATACAGCTATAACCAGTTTAACTATGAGATTAAACAAACAGAATATATTTGTTACTCATAGACCTTCAGATGTATTATTTAATTATGATATTCACTTGGTAGGCCATGTACACAATAACTGGAAGCATAAAATATTCAATAACGGAGAAAGAAATTGTGTTATGGTAAACATTGGAATGGATGTATGGGATTTTAAACCTGTGAAGTATGACGAAATACTCCATTATCTAAAGGTACAAAATGTTAGTTTGTGATGAACATAAGAGTTGCAAAGTATTATATGATGACAATGATGTTTGCCCGGTGTGTAGGTTGGAAGAAGATTTAGAGGATTGTCATGATACAATAGGAGAACTAAGAGATTCATTAGATATGTTATTAGATAACAAAGAAGAATTAAAAAAAAGAATTAAAAAAATGAATGACGAAAGAATAAATTTGTTAGAAGAAATAAAAAAGCTTGAAAATGATAATTATATATTTGAAAGCAGAATGGAAATACTGGAGGAACAACTTGCAGAAACTCTTTGAAATGGAAGCCACCAAAGAAACAAAGAAGCCTAATAATGTAAAAGATTACATGGCTGAACAACCAAAGCTTTTTGACTTATTAAAGTACGAAGGTGGTGCAATATACCTTACAAGAGACTTCAAAAAATGCCATATACTGATTACGTCAAAATATATTAATACGTTTGAGAGTATGTTTAAACGGAAACTGTTGACAGGGAAAGCTTTGGAACTTGCAATAGAAATGTTTGGAGAACAAATTGATAAACGAAAATAAAAAACAACCTTCTGACGTTTATGAACGTACCGTCTCTTCTTACATCGATGCAAGAATGGAAAATGTATTTGATAAAAAGAAAGAAGTTGGGCATTATAAGATAGAAGGAACCCATCCGTTTGATATTTTCAAGATACTCCCATGTAAAGACTTTACTCCATTTATGGTATTCTGTTCGTTTAATATTTTAAAATATATATGGAGAATATGTAATGGAGGTGCGAATATGAAAAAAGACATAGAAAAGATTATACACTATGCAGAAACGCTTAAGGAGCTAGTATGAAACATAAAAAGAAAGTATCAAAACTAGAAACAAAAAGAGCAGATTACGATAAAACACTCAAAGGGAAATCTGGATTCACAAGACCCGGGAGCCTTACAAAGTGAAAAGAATTTATGTACAGTTTACATCCGAACGTGGATTCAAGATAGTATATCAATCAAACATAGGATATGACTTTGGTGAAAGAGGATATTTTGAAACAAGAAATTTCACGTTGTCCAGTGCTACTATGCCTCAAGTAGAAACAGACCGTTGTTATATGCGTGGAGACCATGATGAATATAATTTTACCACATTGTTTACATATGGTGGCAACTGGAAAACAAAATTTCTAGATGCAGTAAACAGATACAACGAGACATATAGATGAAGGTAGTTATTGTACAGTATTTAAGTGAACTTGAATTTATGATAGTATACCAATCGCACGTAGAAGGAGACTTCAACAACGGTAAAGCATTCAATGAAAAAGACTTCTGGATACAGAGTCATGCGTTTCCAGAGATGTATAAAGATGGAATGTATTTGCTAGGTGATGAAAAAGGTTGGGAAAATAAAGTATGGAAATCTCAGGGATGTGCATGGAAGAAAAAATTTCTAGAAACAATCAAATCGTATAACGAGTATCATAGATGAAAAGAATCATTGTGCAGTTTATCGATGAACTCAATTTCGTAATAGTACACCAAACAGATAAAGGTTATGAATTTGATTCAGGTTTTTACGACAGCAGAGGAATAAACGAATTTTGGATGTATAGTAAAAACAGACCAGAAGTTTGTCAGAGCGGATTATACGTAAGAGGAAATTCTGACAAAAGAGATATTGATAAATTACATGCTCCAAACAGAGATTGGAAAACAAAACTGATAAAGGCTATAGAAAAATACAACAAACATTTCGGATAAACAAAAAGGGACTTTGGGGTAAAACCCATTGTCCCTTTTTTTAATATTGATTAAACAGAGAATTTGTTCACAATGATATCTATTTTCTCAATCCTTCTAGTATAATCTCCAAATCTTCAGTGTATCCATCTTGTATTATTTTATTCTTTATAAAACTTTTAGCCCCGCTATCAGTAGTGCAATATAGTCCATCGACATATTCCCATTCTACAGAATAATAACTAGGTTTTTCTGGCAAAGGCGGGACGTTACACTTGATAACATTACTTGTTATCTTTGGGCCACAAGCTGTTAAGAGTACCAAGAATAGAATCAGGATCGTTAGGATCTTTTTCATTTGCATCACCCGGTTTGAGATTGTCTACCTTTTTTAACTTATTGATAATCTTATCTTTGTTTTTTAATCTATCATTACACATATCTTGATCTTTCTTAATAGTACTCTGTAGATCTAATATAGTTTGTTGATTAGTTTGATTCACGGTATCGTATATAGCGTTCTCTTTTTTTAACTTGTTGATTGTTATCCCGTTTATTTTATTGACAGTATAACCTCCTATCAATAAACCTATTAATAAAGGGATTATATACTTAAGGAATGGTTTGATTAATAACCAGTAAGACATTTTATTCTCCATTCTTCCATGCTATTATAGTTTCTTTCAATGATTTGATCATTCTTAAAAACAATTGCGGAGACAAAGAGATAATAACTCCGAAAGGATAAGCTATGAATACTTCCCAAGTAGTCCTCCCTTTAAAACATAATATACCAAATCCTATAGACAATATAGAAGAAACTATCACAGCTTCTATTCTTGTTAACGAATAAGATTCTTTGCCTTTATCTTTTAGTATGCTCATATTACCCTTCTCTTAGCATATCGGATATATCGTTTGCTCTCCTACCTACCTGACGGGCGTATTTGCTCTCTAGTAGCATCTCAGCAGCTTTTTCCCACTGCCCCTGATTGATTGCCCTATTGGTATTGATAAACGTCCTAGCAGTACCGTAGCCGACGTTAAAAACGAAATCGATCAAAGCTACCTGTCTGTTATCAGAGAATGAATCCATCTCTGGATATAACTTATGTGCATCGTTCATTGCGTCTTTAATATCAGCGTCCAATAACTCTTCTATCATCCCTTCTGTAATATAGCCGTTCTCTTCTAGAAAATCTTCTATCTCTTGAGGCAATCCTTTAGCATCTATATTATGACCTACACCTATAGATTTTTTACCAGAGGTACATCTATAAACCTTCCTTCTTCTTCCCTCATGATCTTCTAGAGAAGACACTAGTAGTTCTATCATTACACACCACCTATCTTGACCAATATCTTTTTAACATCATCTCTTGTTTCTTCTGTAATGTCTTGCAGGAAAGTTAATTTAGTTTCTATTCCTGAGTGTTTGGAACATGTTTCCTGTGCATTGAATACTATTGGTTGTTTTATCCATGGCTTAGTTCTTAGTATCGTAATTATTACCGCAGCTATAGATATGAACAATGCTCCTTCACCTAACCCTACCATGTTATTCCTCCTCGGCCTCTATGATGTCTCTCTCAATTTGATTTTTGGCCCCGCGTACGGCCTTAGTTGTGTCCGCGTTCTTCTTCGCTATTTTTCTTTGGAGACTGTATATTTTGTCTTGAAATTCACGACCGAGTTCAGAATCTTTACCTACCATAATAATTCTATTTTCGTACATTTTGATTCTATTCTTTTCGTCTTTAGACATACGTTTTAGCCTAGAATTAATAGATTCTGCCTCTTTGTTGTTTACCTTACCGCCGAATAAGTCTTTCATTTCTTGCTTGTATGGATAAAGTCCTCCGTCTTTCACCCATCTTTTGTAAGATTTACCTGTTCTTATCCAGTCTGATTCTATATCTCTTAATATTGTTGATAACTTAGCATCCATTTCCATTTCTTTTTCTTGCTTTGTAGCAGTTATATCAACTGTCCCCGGTTGGTTTAACAAATAGTTACGTCTTCCAGTTTCCTTCACTATCCTAGGAATTATAGTTATATCTTTAACTCCGAATATTTCCTGAGGACCAGCAAATCTTTTCAACGATTCTAATACTGAATGTTCTGTATCCATACCATGTTTATCTCTAGCTGCAACATAAGAAGAAAAGACTGTGTTCATAGTCTTTACAAAATATTGTGTTGCATAATACACTTGCTGACTGGACTCCAATCTACTTCTGTTAAATTCAGGATAAACAGGAGTTCCATCCAACAGATCTTTTCCAGAAGATACCCCTATACCAAATCTTATCAAAGGGTTAAAAAGATAAGCCATTGATTTGCCCTCTGAGAGAGACCAATCTTTTATTGTATCTCTTACAAACTGTTTTATGTTTATCTCTCCAGATACAAGCTGAGGGATTTTATTACCCAATATAGAGTATATCTTAGTACCCATTAATATATCTGGGGCTATCTGGGGAACCCAAACCTTATCTCCTATTATAAGATGGAACCTGTTCCTAATAGTTGGATGTAATCTCATCTCTCTTCTTTTCTTTTTCTGTGCGTCTTCGTCATCACCCATTAAAGCAGAGAATAAACCTTGGTTCCACAAATTAGCTACTAAGCTGGGCATAGTCAACAATGCTGATTTGAGACTAAAACCAACCATCTTTTCTATTGGGGTGTTACCTTTAGTCACCCATTTATAAAACATTTTACTACCTTGAAAATAAAAATGTCCCCAAGGCATAAGGCAACCAGTTATCCACTTCCTATAAGTAGGAGACTGTCTAAGATAATTTATCATAGCATCCTGAGATACTCTACCGGCAAACTCTATATAATTAAGTTTTGGATCTATGTTCATAAACTTATACGTATTCTTTAACTCTTCTCCTCTACCGTAGTCTATCTCCCTCACCAAGTAAGACGCTACTGCTACACGTAATATCGATTCCCTGAATGTTGATATCTTATTAAACATTTTAGCTATATGTTTTAATATATTTACATCGTCCAAGGACGTCAGATCTGTAACCATCTGAGATGATTCGATAGTCTTATATCTATCTACGAAGTCTTTTAATCTTCTTTCGTGTGTATTATAAACAACTTCCCTACCTGCTTGTTCCCTAAAATACTTAACAGCAAATGAAAAGGCAGGATTCAATTCCTTTATAGCGGCCTTCTTATTAGGATGCGTCATGAGATACATTTGCATATCACCAAAGGCGTTGTTCCAGTTAAAAGAAGGGAAGATTGTGTAGATAATACTTCTCTTCCATACCCTTACGAACGAATTCATTCTTCTCAATATCGCGTCAGGAGTGTTTGTCATCTCATTTAAATACCCCGAGATCTTTTCTGGGACTAAATAACTCCTAGCATTACCTGCTTTATACTCTCTTCCAGTAGCGGGGTCCAGAGAAAAGCCAAAAGAGAAATCCTCAGGTGAATATACAACATAGTTGATTCCATTTATCTCAGTCATCTTTTTAGTTACTGGAGGATTTTCAAACGTATTTCCAAACTCATCTTTTCCCCATAAGTTTCTATCAAAATCAGAGACATCCCTTTTTTTATCATACAGTTCACATATTTTCTTTATAGATTCTGACACTAACATATCATGTCTTACTGATACTATAAAGTCAGTCATCATATCGGGAGTGAGCAATCTAGGTTTATTAGTCCCGACTACCTCTTTAAGATAATTATATTGGGGTTCCTTCAATTTCTCTGGTACAACGAAGTACCTCTTCAAAGAACTCTTGATGGCCCTCTTAGAAATCCCAAGAGAAGGATCATATACATAGTAAGGAGCATAGTCAGAAAGATGCTCAACGTCATCTGCCATACCGCGAACTTTCAGATCATTGAACAGAAGGTTAGTCATAGATCCCCAAGCAGCTACCGAAGATTTAATATTCTCTGATCTTTTCGGGTCCATATCCATAAGCCCTTGTTTTCCATGGCTACCAACAGTTATATTCCTTAGCACAGCTGCCCAGTATTCAAGAGGCTTACCACCAATTTTGTCTAAGTTATATCTTCTTATTCTCGCTATGTTATCTTTAGCTGTTACTATTCTAACTGCTAGTTTCTTATCTTCTCTAGAAAGTTTCTTCCATAATATAGAATCTATCTTTGCTCTTTCCATTGACAAGTCTCTGATTGAAGCGTAGAGGTTAGACACTTCTGTTTTAAACGCTTCAGGAGCTTCACCAAAGAAGGTTAGATTAGACATCATATTCTCAAACATAGAAGCCTTATACTCTACATATTCAGAAGCCTGCTCGCTTTTTTCTTTAGCAAGGTCTGTTACCCTATTTATAAATGTTGTAGTTTTAGCTCTGTCTTCTGCTTTGTCAAACAAATATTCTACAGCATCTTGGTAGATATACTCAAATACTTTAGGGTCTACAATATTAGATATAGTCCATACTGCTAATTTATCAGGATCTTTAATTCCTTGACCAGCATACATGTTTTCTAAGAATTCTTCTATTGTGAGCCCCATCCTAGAGGCCGTGTCTAGATAGTCTACTATATTGATATTAACCTTATCAATAGCAGCAGAGATTTTATTAAGTTTATCCAGATCAGTCTGACTAAATCTATTGTAATCTTCGTTCTTGTACAATCTTTTAAAGAAGTTAACTAATCTGATAGCAACATCTTGGAAAGGGACTTCGAAACTACCTCTAGTACCTTTTGTTACGTATGGAGTATTAACATACGGATTAGCATTCGCTTGAGCAAAAGAATATACTTTTACCACCTCATCAAATGTAAATACTTTTTCTCTTCCACCAATTGTGAATCTTAATTTTGTAACATCTGTGTTCGGTTTAATCTTTATCTCATTAGGGGCATTGCCTTCGCTTTCGACATCTGACTTGTCAAATATAATACCTATTGAGATTCTGTTGTTGTCTCCATATCCTACGACCGGTTTCTTTCCATCTATATATTGTGCTGATATTCCTATCCTTCCTTCTGCATCTGGGCGTCCAGAACCTAATGACTTATTTTTAACTATAGATGCGAGTTCTCCTACATCTGTCATTCTAACTGGGTTATCAGATATCAAACCCTTTTTAACCAAAGACTTTAGGAACGTTTTGTTTTTGTTTTTAGAATCTACTCCCTCTACTGTAGACACTTTACCAAAAGAAAAACTTCCCCTATTCTTTTTTATAATATTAATTCCACCAGATATAAGACCAGTAGGTTTTCCTATCTCTTTAATATCGTCTACTGTTATATCTGTATCTTTTAACTCCTCGTGCGCTGAGGTAACATTTGCTACAAACTCTTCTTGTTTAGCAGTCTCTTCGTCTGAAAATTCCATCATCATTTCTTTACGGAGTCTGTTCACTGCCGTAGGATCAGCGTCTAACATTTTCATATCTTTATCAGTAGCCAATACAAAGTCCTGAGGGACTATACTCTTCTCTCTCTCTAGATCAGCTTCTAATGCTTTCTTTAACTTTTCGTTTATTAAAGAATCTTTCCCAAACTCTTTATAAAGATCTGGGTAGATAAAGAAATGAGAAGCAGCCAGTTCTGAGTTGGGAGACAGACCACTAGCCCCATCAGTTCTGATGAATTCATTCAACGCATCTCTTACTGAATCATGATGTCTTATATAATGTGTTTTTAAATCAGACCCAGTTATTAATACCTCTCTCCCACCTTCTTTAAATGGGAAGACTTGAGTAAACGAATCCCCTAAGAAAGCTGTTTCTGGATCTTGGTACATTGTAGGGGCCACGTTTTTAGTCCCGGGACCAGGAAGGTTTCCTTGTCCTATAGCAACGTCTGGCAAATAAGATTCTGCTGGTTCTGAGACTTTCATAAAAGAAGTCATCTCAGCACCTAAGCTTGTGACATAATTAATAAAAGTCTTATAAGCTGGTTTCTCTTCTATCTCTTCTAAAGCGTTATCTATAATACTCTGTGCTGCTTCTATAGGAAACAGGCCCAACTTAACACCATAATTTACTGCGTTATTCAAATCTTGTTCTCTATCTTGAGATATAGCTTCTACTATTTTACCATAGATAAAGTTATATTCTCTGTCAGTATCTGTTACTTCGAACTTCTTTATTTTTGCGAACTCTGCTTCTGTCAAATTTGAAGGAGCATTGGATGAATAGGACTCTCCTCTAAGATAATTTTTTTTCTTCTTTTCTATTTTGGGTATAACTTCAAATACTATTCTAGAAGCGTTGATTTTAGCAAAAGGAGCCTTAGGCCCGTGGAACATTTTGATAATGCCAACACCGGGTATGTTATATTCTTTACCAGATTTGGCTTTTATATAATCAGTCAACCCTTCTGTTAAAGTAACATCATCTCTTAGTTTTGTATTTAAGACTTCTGGATACCCAGAGCCTCCTATTTGTATATCCAACTGTTCTTTAATATCTCTGTTAATTCTTAAGACCCTTACTTGTGCAGCCTTCATTGAACCTTCAAGATCTATAATATCTCCTACTTCTATATTTTTTATTTTATCAGTTGACAATATTATAGACTGTTTATGACCAGCCAATATAGCAGAGATGAAATTATTCCTACCATATATGTAATCGTTCTCTTTAAAAGGCGCAGGCTGGCCATAAACTTTGAGAGTCTGTTTTACTTTCTGCAGTTTATTCGTTTCCTTATTGTCAATGTACTTATCACCAAAGGCAGAATATAAACCTCCAGTTGTTTGATAAATAATTGTACCGTCAGGAGCTACTCCATGTTCTTTTATAACCGACACTTTTCTTTGTGTAACAGTTTCTTTAGTCTTTTTGTCTATTGTCTTTCTTATAGCGGTTTCTTTTATATCGTAATCAATAGTAGTCTTTGTCTCATCATTGACCCACAGTTCTGTTAATGCTGAATCTCTCAGTTTCTGCATTGTATCTGCATATACTTTAAGATTATATATCTCACTCAATAGATATTGGTAAGTCTTAGGGGCCCTGGCTTGTAAGGACTTTCCTATATTAATAGAGGTGTGTACATCGCTAAACCCCTGAGGCGCATCAGTTACTGCCCTAAGAGTTAATTTTCTTTTTGCTATGGGGGAATCTTCTACTATTTCAGGCTTTCCATTAATATAGGCATATGCTAGTTCTTCGTTGTTTTCATGTTGTACATTCGAAACTCTTAACAATAAACTACGACCATCTTCGTTTTGTATCTCTACTATATCCCCTTCATCTACTCCTCTTCTAAACAAAGTAATAGGAAGATTCCTATTCAACAGACCTTGCATGTTGTTAAACGTAGCATTCTTTACGTTATAAGACGCTTGAGGATGATATTTACGATTGAATAGAGATGCTTTTATCTGTCTGATCTTTTCGTTTATAACTATTTGATTATTCGAATAATTCTCATCAGACTGGTCTATATCTATTGTTGTGATATTATCAACACGTTTGCCTAATGCTTTATAAGCACCGGGTTTTGCACTCTTGTCTGTAGAAATAAACAATGTGTTAGGATTCTCGCCAATGAATTTATAAGTCAAAGCACCAGCTTCTAAAGACGGGAGAGTAGTATCACCGGTCATTTTTATAAAAGCTATATTACTTGAAGGAATTGACTGGATAGTATTGTTGACCGATATTACATAGTTATCCCCTGCCCTCTGTAAGTATGTAACTTCCTTAGGGGGAGACCACATTGAGTTATTATCCATGACCTGCACTGAGTAGTTGGCAGATATAGACTCATCCATTTCTTCTGTTGAGTAAAAGGGACGAGAGTAAGAACCCTTACCAAAATAATGTCTAAAGGTTTCTCCAGCACTTCTTTCTGCTTCTGAGATTGAATATCTATTAGCAGTCTTATTGAATTCTGTTATTACTTCAGCGTAGTCTTCTCCATATAGAGTCTTATATATATCAGAAAAGTTACCCTTAGCACGACCAGTAAGATATTCGTAATAAGCTAGAGTGTTCTCTTCTCTTTCTTTATTAGAGGGTCCAACATAATCCATCTTTGGGGAAAGACCCTTTAGAACTTCATCAATATAAGGTTTCAAAGAATCTAAGAATTCTCTCTCAGGAGTTTTCTTATAAGGGAGCCCACCTTCCCTGTTCCTCTGTTTCATGAGATTAGCTATCTTTGCATCAGTTTCTTGTTTGGTTATATCTGGACCTACAGCTCCGGCAGAAGACTTATTAAGATATGCCCCTGACATCGCTTTAAACGTCTCCCACGGCGTTTTTGTTACGTCAGGCATCGGTTGCTTCATATCATTCATATCTTCTACTGAGATCAATCCTAGAGCATTGTACTGGGTTATGCGACCATTGTACTCTTCTATTATCCTTTCTCTTTCTTTATTGATTTTATTTATAGTATTAATAGATGCAGGAACAGATTGTAATTTATTAACAGTTGTAGCAACTCCAGACATGACACCCATTTGGGCTACAGAAGTAATTAATGTTGATTTGTATAATTCCATAGAATGAGAATCCGGAGTTACACCGGTAGTTATATCCTGAACAACCTGCTGTAATCCAGAGTTAACTTGTTCAAAACCTATGTCGTTTAAGGACATCTTCAAAAGGTTTTTCGGTAACGATGATTTCATAGCCTTAAACATAAAACTAGTAGGAACTACTTCAGTCATCCACTCGAAGTGACCCTCTAGTTTACCAGCTGCTACGGCAGTATCTTTGTCAACCCCTTTGTCTATGTAAGCTTGTGTAGCATTTCCAGCGGAAGTTGCATACATAATGGCCAAAGAAACATTAGGATTCTTAGCTAAAATTCCAGCTGCATAAGAAGGGATTTGCATCCCGATAGATTGGTAAGCTTGAGACGCATATGACCCAACAGATCCTTCGTCCCATTTAGACTTCTGCAACTGTATCTCTTCATTTTTTCTATTCATCCAACTCTGGAATTTAGAAGTGGTCTCATCTTTGGGGAGTTCTGGGATACCCAATATCTTCTTAGACATAGCAGAGCCATCAAACAGTCCCATTGGTTCAGTAGGTGCTACGTCTATCATATAATTACCTATAGCGGTAGCGAACTGAGATAAAATAGGGATTGAATCTTTCCGTACAATCGTAGGGATGGCATTACTAAGTTCTTTTACCAATGGTAATACATTTGGCATCTTTGTTGCTTCGGGAAGATTTACCCAAGGGTCGTCTTCATTCCACTGTTTGAACGGGCTCTTACCTTCTCCCATCCTAAGTTTGGCGAAGTCAATAGCTTTCCTAGTTATATCGGGAGTTATATTACCATCTTTTATAGATTGTATCTCTTCTGGTGTAGAGTTAGGAACAATAGACGGTATAAGGGTTTCTTTTCCATCAAATGAAACACCAATAGATTTCTCTGTTACTGTCTCATTATCGTCGCCTACATCTCCTAACCAACCAGGCCCTTTATATGTACCATCGGTTCTTCTCCAAGATTGTTTTACCTTCTCCGTGTCTTCGCCTTTTAAGGTCTGTAACAACATGTTACCACTAGACAAACCTTTCTGTACAGTAGAAGGAGAGACAATGCCGAGTGATAAACCAGACAACTCTTCTGCTGTAGTGCGATACTTTTCATTATCAGGGATAGTATCATAACCTAATGCTTTTTCAAGAACGAGATCCCTATCGGTTGTGTCGCTTTCATAAGACACTGGCATAGGTCTGGTTCTTTTCAATTCTCTTTTATTTATTTCATCGTATACAGCATCCTGCCTGATTCTGTCAGTAGAGGCCTCTACATTCAATATCTTAGAGGATAGAGTAGGTTTCTCAAGTCTATTCCTAGTCAACTCTTCTACGTAACCAGTAGCTGAATATTGATTTAAATGAGATGCATTATAAAGATCTTTATATGATAAGGCGTCAGCCATTATTTACCTCATTATTTCCATTTCATTGTTCCAGAGTCGTCATCATCTGGGTCTTCATATCTAGGTTTGCTAGCAGCGGCCCAACCCTCTTTTACCTTTTTACCATAGTCGGCAGAGTTTCTATCTACTACTTCCCTCTCTACGACTCCTTTAGGATTTTTTCTCATTATCTCTATATTAGAGGGCTTATAAGTTTTCTCTCCTCCGCCTACTTTGTTAATAGTAACTGAAGTAGGAACCGCTCTTACGTTTGCAGCGGACTCTTCTGCGACAGGTTTAAGATTTGCAGTATTTCCAGTATACTCTTCTCCAGAATTGGCTTTCCAGAATCTGTTGTTTTTATCAGAGTTAACCAATTCGTTAGTCTGTGTATCTCTAAACTGGTTAGGTTTGGTTTCTCTTCCTTTGGCCTGTTGTTCCATAAGTTTTATTTTCATTTCTGCAGTTTTTCTAAGCTGAAGAATACCACCAATAACCTCTTCGGTAGATCTCAATTCTTTATTAAGACTTTCCAATTCCTCTGGTTTCAATGGTTTTCCTTCAGCATTCTTACCTGTACCAGCCTGTTGTTTGAGTCTGATATATTTAGCAGACATATCGCTTTCTATAGCTTTATTCTGCTTTTCCTGAAGATCTGTCTGGAGTGCTATCATAGTCATAAGTTCTTTAGCTGCTCCCTGACGCATATAAATATTACCGCCAACTTCTTTTATATCACCTTCAAGGCCGTTCTCCCCAGCTAAGTTTTTCATGAATCCCATAGTCTCTGGCATCTCCTGATACTTAGGCCATAGTTTAGAAACGGGCAACCATCTCTGGTCTGCCGCTTCTTCTCTCTGGAGTTTCTTAATCTGAAAGTCTTTGATGGCGTTCTCACGCTTCTGAGTTTCCTCTTTCATCAAAGCATCCCTTCCTTTGTTATAACCTTCTCCTATCGCACCTAATGTATTTATAAGAGACATTAATACACCTCCGCCATTCTAGGTGCCAGTCTGCATATAGGAGAACCTATATTGAGAACTAACTTACCAAGAATAGAACCTTTATATTTAGAATTAACTTTACTAGCAAGCTCATAAGCAACTGCAACTCCGAAAGGTCTTATTAATTGAGTTAACAGTCTAGAAGTTTTCATTCTTTTCACTACAGGAGTAAACAATTTAATATAACCTTCGTAAACATTTTTATCAACATAAATAACTCTAGCAAGATTCTCATCTGCCAAAACAGAATATGGGAGATAACCTTGGCGAGCTAATTCAGTACACACAATGGAACTATCAAAGACATCAGAAACAGTATCTACTACAGTGTTGACTACATCAGAAACAACATCTACTACGGTGTTGACTACATCGGACACAGCATCTACAATAGCACCTGTAACCTCAGGAGCTATAAAGGATAGGGCGACAAAGGCAAGGCCGATAAAAGGTACAACCATACCGATAGCTGATATTGCAGTGCCCGCAGATGCTAGGAAGGATGAAAACATTCCTTCTCCTGCTACAGCCGCTGCTTCACCGGCTACAGCCGTGGCCGCTCCTTCCATACCTGCTGTAGCTGCTGTCTGCCAAGCACCTGCTACTGCCGACTCAACAGTAGAAGCTATTGCTCCAGACTCTGCTACACCAACTGCCGCTGACGCTTCAGTTCCCAAAGTACCGAATAGACCAGAACTCTCAAACGCCATCTCTACTCCAGATGCACCAGCTAGTTCTCCGGCTGCGACTTCGCTAGCTCCCATGAGGGCTGTTTCTCCAAAAACAGCACTACCAGTTTTAGCAGCGATTTCAGCAGTTGTGATATCTGTCGCCATACCTGTAGTGGCCTCATAACTCCAAGGACCAGCCTGATATGCTTCGGTCGAACTTATTGCATCTGTTGTAGAAGAAGGAGTAGTTAAAAAATCCCATCCCTTTTTACCATACTCAATAATAGATGGAGCAGCGGTAACACCCATCTGTGCAATGTTAGATATACTCTGACTCTCGGCCTGATCTTTGCTAAAATCAAGTCCTTCATTAAACATCCTTTCTTTAGCTGACAAGTTAGCTGTATTCATTCTTTCGTTAGCGGCTACGTTTTCTGCTGCTATTTTTTCATTAGATGCTAGCGTTTTTTCCTGTGTTCTAGCTTGAGATTCCTGGTTTCTAAGACTAGCAGCATTAGAAAAGGCTCTGTTGTATTCAGTCTCTAAAGCCCCAGCAGTAGCAGCTGTCACTGCACTCTCAGGGATTCTCTGCCCAAGAGCAGACTTCTGAGCAGACTTCCTCATTATTTCGTTTATTCTATCATACCACATTACGATTCCCTCCTATTCGTTTGATACCTTATTTTCTTAAACAAGAGGGATATAGCCAAGGGTTCAGAGTTACAGAACGTATCGTTGGATACCCCCACCCCTCCAATACTATGAAACACAGCGCTTTTATTTATGCTTAATAGTCTTTGATAAACTCTATTACCAGACTGAGATTGGTCTATAACTCCCACTGATGTCCCAGTAGTTGCCGCGTCTGGATACCAATATAAAGTAAATATACCAGAGGTAGAATTACACACTCCTAGCAATTTACAATATCTTATATTTGACTCAGTATACATAGTATCATCGTATGGTTTGTCTCCCATCCTAAATGTAGATGTTATAGAAGTACCATCAAACGTATTGCCATAGTTTAATCTTTCTATATACCCAGTGTCTATAGCACCATAAACATAATGACTGCCATTAATATCGGTTAAATAAACACCTGTCTGGAGATAGTTTCCAGTACCACGATCAATTCTAAACCATTTCTTTCTTATAACATCATAAACATATTCTCTATTCAAAGATGTACTAGTTCCAGCTGCAAAACACCAATGGTAATACATCTTATGCGGGTCAAAAAAACCTATAGATTTATTTATATAAGATGGATTCAATCTTTCTGTTTTACTTGTATCGTACATATCTTTAAAGTAATTTTCTATATCACCAGAAATAGTTATCAAGGCTCCATTATCAAACATCATTATTCCAGAAGAAGACTGCCATACAGCAACAGCTTTGTTAACACCTGGAGTTACCTCAACACCTAAATCGCATACAGACAAAGTGTTCTTGGCAGTTATACCATATTGTGAAGAAACCTTATATGGTCGTATATTATCTAGATCACTTCCATCCATAACCCATACTTCGTCTTTCTTCAATAGTATCATAGTCTCTTCAATATTCTGTAAAAATCTAGAGAATAAAGAACACCCAGCTATTATCTCTTCATTCCCTCCTACAAATATTTCGTTAGAACCTCTACCATTAAAAACACACATTGTATTTATAGCAGAAGACATAATCTTATTTCTGTTACCAGTACCTTGACCTACTAACCATAAAGAATTTAACCAAGTAACAACTGAATTATAATTGTCTACATTAGCTTGTGATGCAACTCCAGATACAAAATCTATTTTAGTATTAGCATGTAGATTTGCACTAACTGTTATCAAATAATAATACAATTCAGTACTTGTGCTTATAGAAGTTTTGAATTCTTTATTAGTATCTATATTGTTCCATATCATAGTCCCTGAATGAGATAATGTTGCAGAATTAGTGGCTAACGTTTGGTCATCTACTGTTCCGACAGAAGTCCATCCACTACCATCGAAATACTTTATAGTGACAGCAGACGAATTGCTATTAACTTGGTCATGAGGCAAAACAAAGTTTATACCAGATTGTCTAGATATAAATCCCACAGCTAAAGTATAACCAGTAGTGAAAGTCCCCAAATTTGCATATGTTTCTGGAGGATATATCCAGTTAGTTCCATCATAATACGTCTGGCAATCCACTTTCAACACATTAGTTGTATAATCAGTCCAAGTAGAACCATCGGATATTTGTAATGAAACGCACCCTCTCTCTTCGCCATCCCATACATCGTGTAATTCTTGGATAGAAGTTTTTGTGGTAAGGTAAAATAACCCAGTTGTATCATCTATTGTATCCCAAACTATTCTATACCAGTATCCCATGATATTCTTCTGAAAACTTTGTTTAGCTATCTCTGATGTGCTAGCGAAACTAACAGTCCCACTCTTTGATAGAGGAACTCCAGCGGTAGCCGTTCCATCAGTTAAAGCACCTACAGTTGTAAATGCTGTACCATCCCAATAATATATGGTAAAAGAAGCCGTAGCTGTCGTGTTAGGAGTAGACACATAAAAGTTTATACCGTCTATAGGCAGCATAGAACACAAATATACATATGTTTTGGAATCAGTTCCATACATGGCTGTCTGAAGACTGAACCCGCCTGTATGTCTAGATTTTGAAGAAAATCTGAATTCGCATACATTGGCATCCAAAAAGTCAGAATATGTAGGGACATTGTAATCAGAAGTAGCCCCAATGCACACAACTCCGTCATAATTCTGTGTTCTATTTGAAGACGATATAAATGCTCTCTCTGTTCCACCTATAAATATTCTATAGTCATTCCCTGATTCACTTATTTCTACATGTTGGAAACCAGACCCAGTAGTTATATATCCAGGGCCAGTAGATAAACTAATCTTAACAACCCCTCCCTCTATTACACCCAAAACAATTGCTCCTGTAGAATCTACAACAACTCTCATATAGTCATCTGTAGGGGTAGCTATAAGACCTTGATAAAAAATAGTACCAGCAGCAGGCAAAGCATTTACATCCAACCACAAATCTATTGTCCAACTACCACCAGAAGTGTCAAAAACAGCATCGTCAGGTACAGTCAAAACATCATTAGATCCATCGAAAACATACGCTCTGCTAAATCTACCACCGGTATAGGCAGCAGCAGCAACCGATGTTACAGTAAATTCGTTAGAAGATGAGTCTGTTAGATTATCGGTAAAATGTAACAACAAGTCTGTGGATGAATCAACGCCACCAACCGCAGGAGTCAATGTAGCAATGGAGTTCTGATCGGCAGAAGAGTCAACTACTCTATCAGTCAAATCATAAAAGAATACATCGAGCGGATCATAATTAAGAAACTTGGCTACTCTGTAATTGTCTCCACCCCATATTAAAGCTTTATCTCCATTCGCATATGCCATGCAACCATCGGGAGCTTTAGAAAATGTTCCGTTAAGATCACCTTTTCTGCACATCCATCTACATGTATTGTCTGATACATCTGTGAACTCAGTAGTAGGCCAAGTAGGTTCAGTGGCTGAATGCGAAGTACCAGCATCTGTACAAACGTAGAAATATCCATTTGAAGTAGTAGGTAATACTTTATCTCCTATAGAATAACTAGTATTAATAGTCCAAGTATCAGCTATAGTGTATAAAATAGTAGAATCAAAATTACCAGTATCTGGTGTCGATTGTGTCATCTGTTGAATCACAGATTTGTTCATGGCAGAATTATAAGACTGCGACAACAAATGTGTCTCGTTTGGGTTTGTTTTATCGAACTGAAACAACTTCCTATGCTTTGAATAAGTAGGAACGACAGTATTAACTTTAGTCATTCCAGATATAGCTTTTATAGATCCATCTGTGTATTCATAATTAGTCAAAACAGAATAGTCGGAAGGACCTATTAATGTACCGTCTACAGCAGTAAACAGTTTCCCATTCATAGGAAGATCTTTGTACACAAGAGCAGTATCAGAAGTTACATTGTGTACCTTATTACTTGTCTTGTCAGTTCTAGCTGATGCCATTAGTTAACTCTCTTTAAGAATACTTTTAACTGTTTAGAATGAGTCGTTGTATCGTGAGAAAACTTATTAGTCCTAGATGCCATTTCGTAATACTTAAACCAAGCATCACCATAGTTAGGCTCTCTGTCTTTATACTTATACAACCAAGCGGCATATTTAGTCAGAGCGAATCTATAAGATTCAGGAAACCTATAAGATCTGTAATAAGAATAAACAGGTGCGGGTTTCTGAATATACGGTACATAAAGACTATACCCACTAGTGCTAGGAGTAGGATCCAAAATTAAACTATACCTTCCTCTAGGGGTTATGATATAAGCATCAGAAGACGTCCAATCATTATTGGTTCCATCAAACAATGCTGTAATAACCGCTGAGGTGCTTGTAATTGCCACTACAACGCCGTGAGAGCCGTCAGTAGTGTTGTGCACTAGGTCTCCTACGGAAACGTCTGTGAAGGGCGCTGTAGAGTCTGTGAGAGTACATTCAGAATTACTACTAGCTCCATCTGAAGTAGCCGTTCCTGTTACTCGGGACGCAAGAGCTGTATCTGTTACAGAGAAACTATAAGGGATATCTACTTCATCTGAGTTATTAGCTACATAAACAGAATTATAATCAGCCCAAGACAACCAGAAATCACTTGTACCATCATTCAATTTCAGAATAAAATTCCCATCAGAGTCTTTCATATACAGACCCATGAAATCTTCGTTAAGACTATACGTACTGGTACCATCTACAGTAGTTATAGTCTGAGTGCTAGTGAGACCTTTAATACGCATATTTAGATCACATGCAGCCTCATATAAATAATCATACGTTGTACGGTCTGTAAGATACAACGATGTTGATGGTTCATTAAGTAATTCTCTTACGTCCCTTAACAGTGTCC